AAAACAACCAGAACTTGTAAGAAGCGAACGATTTGCGAAGTGCATCGACAGATGTACGATTTACTCGTAACCGACCCAACAAACTAAATAAATGATTAAACTCAACCTAAACATACCACCAGAATTACAGGTTATCTTTTCTGAAGATGCGATGCTCAACGTCTGTACGCACGACAAGCGTGCGCGAAAAGCATTATTATGGTGGTTATGGTCGAAGCGCGGAGTTTGGATAAGTCAACATTCGAGTGCAAATAAACAAGCATGGAAAGAGTTGACCGAAGGATATCCGAATATTGACAACGATAGAATTGAGTTTAAGAATCCGAATGAGTTGTTACTAAAAGAGTACGATTACGGTGTTGTTGAAGATCCTGTTGCAATTCCGAATTGCGTTGCGTGGGCACGCGACAATGTTCATAAACAATTAAGATTGTATGAACCGACGCGCTCGACGGAGTCAAATTATGTTGATGATTTGAATTTGTCACTTATTGAGAGAAAGCAACTCTTGTCAGATGTGAGAGCAAGACGTAATAGGGAATTCGACGAATATAATTTAATTTCAAGTATTACAAAAGAGAGTTTGTATGAATTCTTGTTAGAGTTCTGGCCTGATGTGATTCCGGAGCAATTTCACGATAATTGGCACATAAAATATTTATGTGACGAATTGCAATTTGTAGCTGAACGCGTTTTCGCCAATCAGCCGAAACTTTATGATCTTATCATTAACATTGCTCCGGGATCAACTAAATCTTTAATTTGCTCCGTAATGTTTCCCGCGTGGTGTTGGGCACGGATGCCCTCGCTACGCTATATTGGTAGTTCGTATGCTTACACTCTTGCGGCGGATTTAGCAAGAAAAAATCGTCAATTGGTAAAATGTCCGAAATACCAATTAGCGTTCGGAATTAAAATGCTCGCCGATCAAGATGCAAAAGCGTATTTTATGAACGAGCAGGGTGGCATGAGATTAGGAATCGGTACTGGTGGAATCGCGGGTTTTCATGCTCATATTATCGGTGTCGATGATCAGCTTGATCCAAATAAAGCATTGTCAGAACCAGAACTAAAAGCGGCGAACGACCACATTAATAATTCTTTGAATCAACGTAAAATCGATCAGAGGATAACTCCGATAGTTTTAATTATGCAGCGTCTTCACCAAAATGATCCAACAGGCTCACTGTTGAATCGAACCGGGGGCGAAGGGATAAAGCATATTTGTATTCCTGCGGAGGAGACAGACGATATAAACCCACCGGAGTTGCGTCAGTTTTATAAAAAAGGTTTGATGGACCCGACGAGACTTCCGCAGGATGTTTTAGAAGAGAAAAAACTTCTTGGTCAGTTTTTGTACGCAGGGCAGTATTTACAAACTCCGACGATGCCTTCCGGTGGTATGTTTAAATGGCAGCAAATTACGATTCAGAAAAAACCGAAGGAAGTAAATTTTGTAAAGATTGTAAGATATTGGGACAAAGCAGGGACGGAGGACGACGGAGCATATACCGCAGGTGTAAAACTTGCACTTGATAATAGTAAGAACATTTGGATTTTACACGTTTATCGAGGACAGTGGGACTCCGCGAAAAGGGAGCGGGAAATACAGGAAATTGGAAAATCTGATGGTCCAGTTGTGACGGTCGGAGTTGAACAAGAGCCTGGAAGTTCAGGTAAAGAGTCTGCGAACAATACAAAAAAGAATTTAAATGCAATCGGTGTGAAACACGTAATTCTTGATCGCCCTTCAGGTGACAAGGTTCTTCGCGCGGACCCATTCTCTACCAGAGTGAACGCCGGACACGTAAATATGATTCCTGGAGAATGGGTCCAACCTTTTTTAGATGAAGTTGCATTGTTTCCGTTAAGTACATTTAAGGATCAAGTCGATGCAGCGAGCGGCGCATATAAACTCTTGACCGACAAGAAATTTAGAATCGGCGGAGGTTTCAATAAATGAATCCAAGGAAGTTCATAGCAAATACTTTTTATTCGATGCGGCAAGAAGTTATACGCGCGATGACCGGAAATATTCGTGATTACAATTATGAATGTGGTTATCCAGATAACCCGACCGTTCAGCAGTATAAAGAATTTTATGATCGGTGGGGAATTGCGACGCGCGCGGTGCAGGTGTGGCCGAAAGAGTGTTGGCAAGTTACACCAATTATTTATGAAGACAAGACGGAAAATGTAACAGAGTTTGAGAAAGCTGTACTCGATTTAGCCAAAAGAGTTAAATTGTTTTCATTTTTATCTCGTATAGATATTTTAAGCGGAATTGGGCATTACGGTCTTTTGTTATTTGGTCTTGACGATGGCTTGAAATTGCGACAACCTGTAAGAAATGGTAAAAGAGATTTATTGTATCTGAGGACGTTTGATGAATCTGTTTTAGAAATCAGCACGACGGAGCTAGATACCTCGTCATCGAGATATGGAAATCCCATTTTGTATTCAGCCAAAACTGAAACATCACAAGGACAATCTAAGACAGATTTACCGATACATTATTCCAGAGTTCTCCACGTTGCAGATAATTGTGAGTCGAGTGAGGTTTTAGGGACTCCGCGATTACGGGCGATTTTTAACAATATCCACGATGTTCGTAAAGTTGGTGGCGGGGCAGGTGAGATGTTTTGGAAGGGTGGTTTTCCTGGTTTGGGAATTACGGTCGATCCTACAATGGATTTAGATAATGTAACTCTTGATACCGATACGATGAAAGATGAAATCGAGAAGTATTCAGATAGTTTACAGCGTTACATGATTCTTACGGGAGCAAAAGCAAATACACTTGCACCGAATGTCGCCGATCCACGAGGAACATTTGAAGTGATTTTAAAACAGATCACAATTGCATTAGGTGTTCCGATGCGCGTGTTTATTGGGACCGAAGCTGCGAAACTTGCATCGGCACAAGATAAAAGAACTTGGCAGGGACGAGTAAAACATAGACAAGAAGATTATGTAACACCTTTTATTATTCGCCCAACAATTGATAGGTTGATTGAATATGGCGTTTTACCGGAACCGAAACAGTATGGCGTTGAGTGGCCTGACATTGAACAGCCCTCCGAAGGTGATCAGGTCAAAATCGCGAATGAAAGAAGTAAAGCGATTGCTACGTATTTTTCGTCGGGTGCATATAAAGTCATCGCGCCTCAGCAATATTTCAAATACGTTCACGGATATGGACAAGAACAAATAGATGCAATCATGCAAGGCGCGAAGGAATTTAAAGATACGTTCGACGATCCGTCGGATGGAGATAATATGAACAGCAAACAGCGCTTCGAGAAAAAGCGTAATCGTTTAGCGGATGCAAAAGAAGAACCATGAAAACTCTAATCTTCGTATCAATATTTGTGACATCATTAATATTTGTGTCTGTTGGGCTGATATTCGCAGTAGAGATGCTTTGTAAATACTGGAAAAGGAATCACAATGAGTAGAAGATACCAACAAATTGTAACAAACTTTAAGCCCATCGTGCGCAACGATAAGATGCTTGATCGAGATTGGCTTGTTGTTCCGATGGTGATGATGGTTGAAGGTGTTTTAACAGGAAATCAAGGTTCAATTTATTACCCTGGAACTGAGATGGGACAAATTCCTGCGATTTGGAATCACAAACCTGTTGTTGTTTATCACCCTCAAGAAAATGGAAACTACGGTTCTGCGTGTACGCCAGAAGAATTGAATGTTCGTTCAATCGGCGTAATTATGAATACGAAGTACGAAAACGGTAAACTTTTAGCAGAAGCATGGCTCGATCCAGCGCGTATTGAAAAAGTGGATGCAAGAATTAGTGAGGCAATTCAAAATGAAACAACAATGGAACTCTCTACTGGACTGTACGTTGATGTCACGCCCGAAGAAGGTACATTCAACGATGTCGAATACACTGGTGTTGCTCACAATTTTCGTCCCGATCATCTTGCTGTTTTACCTGATATTGAAGGTGCTTGTTCCATTGAAGATGGCGCTGGATTTCTAAGAGTGAATCAGAAATTTACCACAAATGAAATTTCAAATGAAGATATTCAAGCACAGTTATCGAGATTAATCCGAGAAGAAACACCAGACGATGAGTATTCTTGGGTTGATTCTGTTTTTGATTCATACGTAGTGTATGAACGAAATAACCGACTTTATCAACGTGATTATGAAAAAGGCAAGGACGACGTTATTAAATTAATTGGTCTACCTGTAGAAGTTATGCGGGTTGTAACATACGAGATTGTAAATAATAAAAAGGACAATAGTATGGAAAAAGAAAAACTTGTAAACGGTTTGATTACAAATGAGGGTACTCAGTGGTCTGAGGATGACCGTGAGGCACTCATGGCAATGAATGAGGATGCACTTCAAAAGATGGTTCCGGTTGAGAAGAAAGAAGAGCCGAAGAAAACTCCCGTTCAGAATGCCGCAGAAGAAGGTGCAAAGGAGTTGAAGCCTGTGGAGAACAAGAAAACACCCGAAGACTATTTGAAGGAACTTCCCGAAAATATTCAGGCTGTTTTGAATCACGGACTTACAACTTACAATCAGCAAAAAGCAGATTTGGTTGAAAAGATTACGACCAACGAGCGGAACACTTTCTCTAAAGAGTATTTAGAAAGTAAAGATGTTTCAGAGCTTTCTGCGATTGCAAAACTTTGTGAGCCTGTCAAGAATTCGGCAGATACTCGGTTTAATTTCGAAGGCAATGCTCCTGTTGTGAATTCGACGGACGAAGAGCCTTTGGCTTTGCCTAGCACTGTCAGCTAATACAAACAAACTTAAATTTCATTGATTGAAAGGAATACATATGGCTATTGCTACGCATCGCAGAATTGAAAATAGAGGCGGTGGACACCAAGAGGAATTCACCGTTAGTGGAGCAACTGTTCAGCCTGGAATGCTCACGAAAATAAATTCCAGCGGCGCTTTGGTTGTTCACGACGTTGTTGAAGGTGTGACCCCCATTATGGTCCCGCTTGAGGACGCACTTCAGGGCGCAATTGCTTCGACTGCGTTTACAACCGCGACACAGGCAACCGTTCTTTTCCCGAATAAGGGCGCAGTTGTGAACATGCTTGTGACTTCTGGTCAAACTGTTTCGATTGGAACTAAACTCGTCAGTGCAGGTAACGGAAAATTAATTACTGCTGAAAATGCAACTTCTGGTGTTCTCGTTCCCGGTATTTTGTTTGAAGCTACCGAGGGACAGGTAGCGGCACTTTCCGCTGACACACTCGTTGCTTGCCGGGTTCTCTAAAACAAAGTTTAAATTCGTTTAATTTACGAAAGGAATAACATGGATCAAATGAGCTATATTATGAATGGGGCTGCGCATGGACCCATTGCAGAAAGATTGATGGCTGTTAATTTTGACGTGGGTGCGCTCCGTCCGTGGTCTGGAAAAAACGGTGGTACGTATATCACCGTTAATCAAGGCGGTACAATTAAGAATGTTTGTATCAGTAATGCAACGACGACTTTGCGACGTGATGATTGGCTTGCAATTGATAAAGCAATTATCAATACCGCAAAACCCCGTTTGAAAGCTGTTGCCGATCTTCGTTCTCGCGGATTGACTTACAATCTTCCGAACGGAATGGCGCATACTGTTCTTCAAACTGAAACCGCGTCTGATACGAACGATGCGCAGGTTACGATGGACGGAATTCACAAAGGTCCGAATGATCGTCCACAGTTCGCAACTACGAATTTGCCTCTGCCGATTATTCACGCTGATTTTAGTTTTTCGGCACGCCAAATTCAGGCTTCTCGAAATGGTGGAACTCCGCTTGATACTTCGATGGCCGAGGAAAAAGGTCGCAAAGTTGCTGAAGCCGCTGAAAAATTGCTGCTTGGAAAATGGACTCCTTCCACATATGCATTTGGTGGTGGAACGATTTATGGTTACACGAATTTCGCGAGTGTTTTGACACAAACTGTTACATCTCCTGCAACTTCTGGTTGGACGGGTGCAA